ATTAAAGCCTCTCGATTTGCTGGTATTGAAACCACACTGAACTCTACTAGTTCAGATTTTGTATATACGGTAACTGTTTTACCGTCGATTGTTTGCTCTTCGCTTTCAATTGGTATAATACCCACAGAAACCGCACGCACGTACCCAGCCGCAACCAAGTCCGCAACCTCGCAAGCTTCATCTGTTATTCGATGAAATTGCAAAGTTGCTTCTAAGTTTTCGCCATTCATCATGAAACCTAAGCATTTGCCAATCGGCCAATCGTCGGAATCATGTTGCGCCAAAACAATCGGATTGTTTAAATATGCTGTGTAATTAATACCGCTTGGAACTATGATGGTTCCATAGCGGTCGACTTCTGGAGTGCTCACAACAAACGTATATATATCTTGGATTGTTGCTTCTTGTTCGCCGTGTTCGTAATAATCTTTTTTTATAAGATCAAATTCTCTTTTTATTATATTCATTTTATATCTCTATAGGAAATAATTGACATCTACAATTAACTGAATTGCCTGCGCTTAAGCCCGCACCTAATGGCCGTGTGGCCTTTTCGCCACCTACTGTAAAATACCCGTCCGCTCCTTGCATTTCGCCGTCGGCTTCTCTATGTGCTGGTCTTACAAGGCCGTCCCTTTGTGTAAGCCACATCATCTTAAAGCCTAGATCTTTGTATACGGCGTGTTGCATTCCGCTTGTTACGTTGGCGGCGGTTGTGTTTGCAATCGTGCGTGCACGCCCTTCGCTAAGTTGCGTAAATTTTGTCTGGAGCTTTTCTTTAAGCTCTTGTTTTGTTGCGCCAGCGTTGTTTTCAATTACTTGCACGATTTCAGCTTTCATAAAGTCAACACTTTCACGTATTTTTACCGCGGATTCATTTGCAAGATTCTTAATTTGTTCACCAACGGTTCCTGTTAAATCTTGTTCTTTAAGATCAAAGCTTTTCAATAATTCATTTTGCACATTCAAGCAAGCCTTTTCAACTAAAGCGTTAAACTTTTCGTAATCTTGATCACTTACTTCAAGATTTGCTAAACTCAAATAACCTTTGTCAATATTTGATAAAGTTTCTTGTTTTAATTGTTGAATGATCTCTTGCACTACAGTATCAATTTTTACGCTCGATTTTTCAGTAAGTAAATCATAATCCCGCCAAAAAGCGTCTTTGCTGTCCGCTGTTATGATTGGCAATTTTGCACGCTTGTTAAATGCAAAGCTTCTTGATGCAAAAGCTGGCGCAACTTTTGGGATGCCTACATTATCCAAAGGAATATAACCATTGCCAATAAGCGCAACATTACCGCCTTCAATTGCATCGTACCCCCGTTCTTTTCTTGAATCATTGATTGTCTTGATTCCCCACTTCAATTCAAACTCTTCTTTTTTCATGTCAAGTTCTGGATCCGCATACGCATACGGAACGGGCTCGATTAAGATATCCTCTTCAAAGCGTCTAAAATGCCTTGTGAATTCTTCTGCAATATAAATCGCTTCTGGATCAATTGTGTTTTGTCTAAAGATTGCGAATTGCACTTCTGCTGTTGCCCTATTTTGGAATTCGCCTGTAAGCATTCCCGGTGGCACGCCAAAGACTTGTGCAATTTGCGAGCGTGTATCCGCGCTAACTGAATCGTAGTTCACACCAAGTTCGCTTTTAGGTGGTAATTGCAATTGCATACCACCCCCAAGCAATGCACGCAACTTGTAATCTGGCAGTTCTTCATTCCAAGATGCTTTGAGCTTATGCCACTCTTCAATATCGAACCTTTCTGGGAATGTTGCAATTAAAGGTGGCACGGCATTATTTGCAAAAAGCCTGTGTAAGTATTCACTCACTTCGACATCGATATTTGCATAATCCAAACAAGCGGAAACCAAACCAACGCCAAAGATATTCATGCCAACAATCTCATCTGGCCTTGCACCAGGATGCACGCGCGCTAAATGAATCATTTCATTTTCAGGTATTGGGATCACACCTTCGGAAACGCTTTGATAGGTATACCCTTGTATAAAGTTATCCCCACCCATAACAACACGCACACGAGTTGGATTCAACACCCACATTTGAAGCGGTACTTTATAACCAATTGTTGGCGTCCATATAAAAGCATTGCCGTTGATGGACAACCAATTTTCAATAAAGCTAAAAACCTGCGAGCGTGTAAAATACGGATTAGGATTTGCAATTAAATGCGCCGCCCAATTATCGTTGCCAACTTCAGACTTTGTAAAGTTGTGCTCTTTGAACGTGTTGAACTGAATTGCACTTAATGCGTTCGCCCTGTGTTGTAAACAAGCAAACACGGTGCCACGCAAACTCATTGAAAGCTCGTTCCCTGTTGGTATTGCAGTTACTTGCCTATAAGAAGAACTCGATTGATAAGGGCGTTGCAACCTTTTGCCACTTGGTAAAATGGCATTTGAAATTCTTTGTCTGATATCGTCAAGTAAGCTCATACGTATATACTCGGAGTTTTGCGAATAGCATTGAACGCGTGACTTAACGCGTCTATATAATCGTCGTGCCTATCTTGTGGCGTTCCTGTAAAGCTCAACAGTTCGTCTGTGAATTCTGGATCTAAGTGCGTAACATGATACACAAGCCCTTGTTCGTACCTTGCTTCCACGGGTTGAAACCGTGTAATTTTGTCACGTGTTGAATGTACACCCACAACATTCATTCGTGTATTTCTTTTCAGCTCTTGCACCATATACGCTTGCGCTTGGTTTGATTCGACCGCAACAACACGGGCTTGCCACTTGGATTCCATTGCGATAATTTCGGAGCCAATTTCGACAAAGCTCCAACGGCCACGCTTTGCATCTACGATCACAATCTCACCTTGTGCAGTCGTGCCAATTGTAATGATCGCCGTATAATCTGCAGTTTCTTTTTGTGAGATCGCAAGATCGACACCAATATAATAAGCCGTGATTTGTTTGTTATCTGATAACTTGATCCAATCCCGCTTAACTTTACTTGCGGAACGGTCAACGTATTCAGCAAGGAATTCTTGCGCGAAAACAATTGACGGCATCTGTTCTTTTTGGCGATCAATTTCGGATTCTTTAATCTGTCCGCCCTCGTATGTTGAGTAATGGAACGATTGCCAATCGGAGTATATATTTGAATTTTGGTCAAGTTCATGAAAGTGATTTTTACCTTTTGGCGTTGAAAAAAAATACGCATCGCCTTCGTAATCTGCTAGCATCGGACTTATAACAAAGTTCCAAGCGTCTTCTGCATTTGGGCAATGCGCCCACTCATCAAGAATCACTCTGTGAAACTTATTACCTCGCAAACCGTCCGCACGCCAAATGCCTTCCAAGTTCAATTGCGAATTACCTAGTTTAATCTCGCCGTCTTTGAAAGTCGCTCCAAGTGGTGCGAATAGTTGCCTTGCTTCGTTTTGACGTCCTTTAAGTTCCGTGTAACTTGGCGCCGTGTATAAAACCATTGCGCCGTCAACTTCCAGCATCTTTTCAAGGGCCAAAGCAAAAGCGAGATAAGACTTACCAAAGCGACGACCGCACCGAATAACATTAAAGCGATTGCGAGTATTAATGATCTCAAGTTGTTTTGCATGAGGTTTAATCCTTATTTTCATGTGGCACGCCCCAGACTAATTCAAGTCTTGCTTTTGGTTCGTCGTCATGTTGCTTGCTTTCAGGATACGCACGCTTCAGCAATAATTCGATTGCACGGATATTACCTTTTGTAGCTTCACGTCTTAAGATTTGCAAAATAAGTGACAAGGCATTCATGCCGTCCTTTTCATCGCTTAATAACTTTGCCATTTCTTCTTGCAAAGATGGTAATTTTGGCCGTCCTTTTTTATTGATGCGTTCTGGATTCGTATGGAATCCTTTGCCTTTGAAATTTTCTGGGTTACCTAGTTTTGGCATTATCTTTTCGCTCCTGACACAACACCCAAAACCAAACCAAGCCCAAACGAACCAACCAAAAACCCGTAGTTCTGTTTTGCTTCAATTGGTATCGTGATTGTTTGCACTTGTATTGAATCTGGACGAGGTCTATAAACTAAAGAAAAATAGCCCCGACGGTTTGTGTAATTAAACGCCATGTTGATCGTGTCATTTGTGGACGTGATTACGCTATCCGCTTGAGCTATAAAGTTGGTATCATTGCACGGAATATCGAGAGTATCTGTATGAAAATAATCTTTGTATTTCAATTGCACGCTTTTTACTTTTATTGTATCTTTAATATATACGGAACGTTCAACAATCCTTGTCACAATGCTTGTATCGCTTTTAGCTCCAGAGCCTTTATTGCATGAATGACCAAAACTTAAGCCTATCAAAAGCATAAGCAAAGCCCACATAATACACGCTATAAAATTCCTGTTCATCATTGCAATACAATCCCGTTTTCAATTAAATAATTCTTAACATTCCCAACTTGATCGATAATCGCAAAACCGTGATTGCTATTCGAATGTGGCATATAATTCATGACCAATTTGCACAAACAACCAATCGAATAACACTTGATAAATTTATTGTCTAAGCTCCGACCGCTTGAAAAGCTTGTTCTATGTACGTGCCCAATAACCGTGTCAACATACGTTTTTAAAATCAGCGTTCTTGCTGGATTAACACCACCGCTCACCTTGAATTCGTGCCCATGTGCAATAAAGGTTTTGCCTACTTTCATAAACTGCCCTGACTCAACAAATTCAATTCCGTATTCATCTAGATGCAAAAGGCTAGGCCAATTTATAAGCTCTTGCACGGCGTCGGCATTGCGAATCAAATACGCTTGCAACCTGTCTTCATGATTCCCAGCCTTGAAAATGATACGCACGTCTGGGAACTCATTGCGCAACCCCTGTAAAAATTGCCTTGTTATTGCAAGTTCTTCGGTAAAACGTGGTGCCTCTGGTTCCTGTGGATGCCTTGACAACCTGTGTGAGTCGATTACGTCACCATTCAACACAATGTTAATACACTTTTCACGCTTCGCCGTTTGTATCGCCGCTTTCAAAGCTACGATATCATGAGCCCCGAAATGTATATCGCAAAATACCGCCGTTTTCCCTTCAATCCTGACAAGCGCGTGCGATTGGTTCCGACCGTCTGGCATTGCGTCTAACCAGTCCATAGGGGCGTCTGGTTCCGCAATACCTCGCATCTTGGATATTACTTCGGCCTCGTCCATTTTCAAGCGTAGACGAACCGTGTGCTTGGTTTCTTGATAACTCAAGATAAGCCCAAAGGAGATTCAGTACCGCCGTATTTTTCTAGCAATAATTGCAATAACTTTTGCTCTTCATTTAGTTCAATGGGTTCCACGTGGTTTTGCATGCTCCATTCGGCTTCGTGTTCTGCTGTGCAAAGTTGTGCTTCAATATTACTTGCTAAATCAATTGGCGTTAAACCATCCCAAATGATAATATTTTCTATTTTGCCAGTATCTTTGTTTATTAAAGCGTAATTCATTTTATCCCTCACTAATAACAATGACTAAACCACCACCACCATTCCCACCAGCACCAGATGCAAAACCATTATCGCTAGCAGCACCACCACCTCCGCCAGCTCCATAACCACCATTGCCACCAGCACCAGTAGCTTGTCCTGTTTTGTAAGAGCCACCACCACCAGCCGAACCAAAAAGCAAATATCCTAACGGGTTGTTTGAGCCATTGCCACCAGCTCCGCCGTTAGTTCCACTAGCTCCGTAAGCCCAGTTTGGAAATTGGCTTGGCCAGTTTGACGGTTGATGGCTAGAGCCACCTTGCAAAGTAGTACTATTGGGACCTGCACCAGAGCCCCCCGTAGCTCCTAAGCTACCCAAAAAATTTATAGTTGACGTTCGTGAAGTCGCTTGCGTTAAGCTCCCACCGTAGCCTACAAAATCTTGAAAACCTAAATAAATCCAACCAAGATTATTGGCATTAGTATAACCACCAGTGGAAGTACCAACGAGACCGCCCTGACCACCGGAATTAGTACCTGTAACCTTGTAAGTTCCAAAACTACTTGCACCGCCTGTTCCACCGTTATTACCAACCGTGCTATTGGTCGTAATGCTTGCACCACCTGCACCACCTGCACCGACGGTCACGGTTACAGTACTTGTAAAATCTGAAGCTTGCCCTACAAATCCTGTGTACATACTACCAGCCCCACCACCACCGCCGCCACGGCCTAAGGTTGTAGCATTCCGTTGCCCACTACCGCCACCAGATCCGCCAGCTAAAAGATAAACAGTTACTAACTTTGCCCACGCTGGCTTTGTCCATGTTCCTGAACTTGAAAACTTATCTACTTGCACTTGCCCACCACCACCGCTTGCGGTAATAAAGCTTAAAGCCCCTGAACCGTTGGTACTTAAGACTTGGCCGTTCGTACCACCAGCAATTGTAAGCTTTGTTAAATCAGTGCTAATCGTATTTGTACTGTCTATTGTCTTGCTAGTTAATGCAGTGCCAAGTTGACCGCTTCTTACTTTTGTTTCTGGCATTTTTAAAACCTTACTTTAAATAATCTGCAATTAATACATCACCACTTATCGGAGCCGTTGTCATTGTAATTGTGTTTGTGCTTATCGTGTAATCATTCCCAGCACCGCTTTTCAATCTTATACCGTTCAAAAACAACTTCAAAGATCCAGCCGTTGGCGTGTTTGCAAGTGTGTAACTTGTATTCGAACCGTTTACCGAACCGCTTGGCGTTTCTTCAGTCACGATATTAGCAACACCAAAAGCACCCGCCGTGTCTTGCACGTATGTGATAGCAGTTGAGCCTAGTGTACCGCCTGAATTTGATGTGCAATAGAACCTAGTATCTGCATTCGTTGCGCCTTGATCTACAAAAACCAAAGTTCCTGTGATCTCATCCCACACGTTCGAATCGCTTGAACGTGTCATTGCAACGCCAGTGCCGTTAAAGTCGTAGATCCCGTTTT